TCTTGACTATTCATTACATTAATGTTATTATGTCGTTAATAAGTTCATTTACTTTACTATATGGTCCTTTTGGTAAGTGTGCTTTTCCTTCGTTAAGTGGGCTCATAAAAGCACCTTGTGTACTTGGATTTGATACTAAGTCCCAACAAACGATTTCAAAGTCGTTTTGTACTTCAACCTTACCCTCTCCAATAGACTTAACAGATCCCATACCTCTTGAAGAGATGCCTAGTTTGATACCAGCTTTTAGTAATTCCTTTGCTATATTGCCTGAAGGAGTTCCTAAAATCTCAATCTTACCCATTAAGTTATTTCCATCCCACCACAAATCCAATACGTTATGAGATACGTTTTGTAAGTTCACAATTGGACTTTCTGGGTGATCTAATTCTCCTAATGCTCTACGCTCTTTAATATAAATAGTTTTATACTTGTCTGATTCTCGTCTAAGAATATCTACAGGGTATTTTCTACCATTTTGGTTAACTGAGTCACATCGCTGCATTACGCCGCTTAGTACCAACTTACCATCATTCTGTATCATAGACTCGTTTATCTGTTGGGGTGTTAGCTCGAAAGACCCAACATAATCAACTAACAGTCTTTTATTCTCCATTTTTAATTATAAATATGTTAAGCATTAAAATAACGCTTAAGTTTTTCAATAATGTCTTGATCATTTAAATCTCCAACCAATTCATTGCGATCGTCTAGTATCTTGGTACCTTCAATATCAAATCCAACTGGTTCACCAAAATGATCTACATCTACATGCAAACCTGTGTCATCTTTAAATACCTTACCTTTTAGACCTGCTGCTTTGAATGTATTTTCAATTCCTGCGTTTGTTTGAATTTCTTTTATATTGGCAAACTTTTTTGTTTTTTGTGCAACTTCTGACATTCTATCTGCAATTTTCATTAAAGCCTCATTTGTTCTCTTCCATAATTTGGAATCATCTATATTCGCTTCTGTCTTTAATTTATTTGAATGTGTGATAAGTCTGTTGATTTCTCTCAACTTTCTACTGATTTCTATAATAGACTCGTTGACCTTCTTTACTGTAGATTTAGACTCATCCTTCTTAAAATCACGATAACTTACTTCGCGCAAGTCTACTGAGTGCCTTCTTGTAGTTGGTGCTTTTATAATGTATCCTGTGCCTTTGCTAATACGTTTAATGTCGGATGCACCGTCTCCACCTTCTTCTCCACTAAAGGCTTTAGGTGTTGAAAAACCAGGAGCTCCAGCAGTTGTGCTGCCTTCTTCCTTCATCTTCTTTATTTTCTTAACAAACTTTTTAACCTCTGTTAAGTCTTTATTTGTGAGCATTTTTGAGTTCTTTGTGTAGTTCATAGTATAGTAACAAGGATAGTACATGACTCTCTTTCACTGTCTTGAGTTTATCATATTTACCAAGCATATTCACAACCTCATTAAGCTTTATCTTTACCACTGGATCTTTGATTCTGGCTGATTGTTTGGCTAAGCCTACCATTAAGGTAGCTGCTTCCGCCATTACAAATGTTTTTAAAGCAGTTGTGTTAGATACATTGTTAATGTACTCTTTTAGTACGTTTTTTTGTTTTTCTGATAAGTCTTTATACTTGTCATTAAATTTGTCTATCAGCAATCTATATGCTAGCAATCTAACACTCTCGTCTTGTTTAGTGTACTCGCTGATAAGATTCTGGGTATTGTCTTCGCTAGGCTTCAACTTTCTTTTGTTGACAATATGCTCGACTATTGTGTATCTGCTGTCTATTAATTCAGTTGGATTCACTGCTACCGACCCCTCAAATACTCTGTAGATTGATGCATATAGCTTGTAGTCGTTCAGAGCAGTTTTAAAAAAAGACTCTAAATTATAATTTTTTTTAATTTCTTTTACGAGCTCATACTTCTCAGTTCTAAGCTTATTTAGATCTAAACCCTTTCTAGCTTTTATAACTGCGCTTATCAGATAATTGGCTTTATCGTTTGATTTATAGCTCTCATTAATTAAGGATTGATACAAATTTAACTCCTTTGCTAACCCAGTAGTGCCATTAAAAAACTGTTTGATTATCTTAATTGCCGGTGAGTTTTCTTTGCCTTGAATGGTGTCAGCTGCTATCTGTCTTGTTAGTAGCTCAAAGAGTATCACTGAGTTTTTTATTTTTGAATGGGTTGATTTTTTCATGTGTATATAAATATCCTTTATTCATCTAAGAGGCCAGATTCGTCCAATAAACTTGGTTTTTCTTCCTTTTGTTCTACTATAGTGCGTTTAACAGCTTTCATTTTGTAATCTTTTAACTTACCCGCAGCTGCTAATGCATCACTAATTTCATAAACCTTTCCAATTGCTTTGTTTCCTAATGGATCCCAACCAAGTGGGTGATCATGAGTTCGGTATGTACCAGGAATCTCCGGTCTACCTGCTCCAGGCCAACCACCTTGTGGTACCTTATCATCATATCCTTTAGGTACTCCACCATTGCCTTTGTACAAATTAGCAATATCATGTGGTGTTCCAAATGACTGACCTGTCTTGACTGGATCATTACCTTCTGCCTTGATTTGATCAAGTCGGAAAAAGTCCTTATTATCTAAAGCCATTTTAGTCATTTCGTCATTGTACATCTCTGGTGATAGATTAAATATATTAGAATATATAAACTCCTTGCTAAATAACTTCTTGTCTATCATGTCCCCAGCAAGAGTCATCTTACTAGTCCACAACTCAACTTTCTCTTTTTCGTATACGGTTGAAGGTGCAGTGAAGCTTAACTCAAAGTCAACAACTTCCTCATCTGAGAAGCCTTGTGCAGTTAAATGGATGATGGCAATCTTATATAATTCAGATACCATTATTCTCTGAATCCTTTCAACTGTTCTTGCAAAGCGGAAGTCTTGAGAAGCTAAAGTAGCTTTGCCACTTGTATCTTCTTCAAATCCTAAATAAGCTTTTGGTATCTTTAAAGAGCCCAATAACCTATTTTTTAAGTATTCAATGTCCTGAATGCTATCAAAGGTCAGACCTGCTAAGTTGTCTATAGATGTACCACTTTCACCTCCACGAACGGGTAAGTAGAAGTCTTCCATCATGTTTTGCATGTTGAACTTTAAATTGTACTGACCAGTTTCTGGGTCCATATATGGAACCTTTTTCATTTTGTTTATGGTCAATTCCATAAAAGCATCCACTTCATTTGGTGGGATGTTACCAATATCAATTTTAAAGATTCGCTTATCAGCTGCTCTCATAATACGATGAATTAACATCGCGTCTTCCATGAGTACTATTTGCTTCCAAACCTTTCTAGCTGGTTCTATAATAGAGCGACCGTATGGTAGGAAGTTAGTATCTGTTAATAGGCGGAAGTGAGCAATCTCATAATTATCATACTCTTCACCATTTTGTATTACACTAGAAAAACCACTAAGTGATGACACATCTCTTCTAAATCTAACTCTGTGTGGGTTTTCTGGGTCAAATCTCTCTTCTCTTATAAGTTCATAGGCTGATATTGGATCCACACCAATGACTCCATATTTTTCTGCTATGTTAAGATGTAAGTAGAAATCACCAAGTTTCAGCATGTTTCTTGCCCATGGCCACATATTAAATTCTATATTTAAAACGTCGTAGAAAAGATTTCGAAGTACTTTATGCACTCTGTCATTCTGTGATCGTATAGTTAATACATCACCAAATTCATCACGAGAAGTACACTCATCTGCATATATATCCAAGGCACTGGCTATGATACTGTCCGTATCCATTGCTTCATAATCTCGGAATAATTCTATTCTCGAGCTTTGCATTAACTGTCCTTGATAGTAACTTAGACCTGGTGCGTTTTGATACACCCTAGACCATTTATCAACGCGTCTATTTGTTTCGATGTTACCACCAGACTGTATATGGTCAGTATCAATAACCTTTAACTGATTACCACCAACGTTTCTTATTATTACGTCAGTACTAAACAGTTTTTTTAATCTATTAAACACACTATTTTCTGCCATCTACACTATTTTTTATAAATATAGAGTAATCTACAATAACCAGGTTAAATCTTCTTGATTACCCTCTTTTGTTTCAATTTTCCATGGATTGGATTGGAAATTATTTGAAGTATGTATTGCGGTTGTTCTATGTATATTTGATACAGCCATCTTATTTATTTCGATACCTGCTTGTCTTAATTTTAATGCTGTGTCTCTTACCCACATACCTTGTGCATAAGATAGTACTAAGTCATCATTATATCCACTCTGAGCTTGTGGCTTGTCATTTTTCCATATAAAAACCATTAACTCATCAATAAGTCTCTTACTTCGCACTATACAAGCTTTTTCTCGAAAATACAAATCCATTTTGGAAATTGCTAAAGGTCGTATCCTGTGACTCATAGTAAAACCAGCTACCATGTCTGCTTTGTTTGCCATATCAAACCCTTTTAGTAGATAAGCATCTGAATCAAATATGTTGTCTTTGTAGCTGTAGTATAGATTTTTATACCCTCTTGTTGTAATTTGTTGTATAGTTGCCCAACCTATGTTAGCATTCTCTACCACCAGTAAAGCATCATTATACTCTGTGGCTATAGATACTAGCATATTCCCAAAGTCTCTAGTTGAAAGTTGTCCTTTATACTCTGCTACCTGCTCCATTGACTCAACTTCTATAATGTGGAAGGCTGAGTAGTCACTGCTGTCTCCTCGTGCAACGTCGGCTGAAACTATATAATTTTTTGCATAGTCTGCTGCTTGCCATATCCATAAGTTGCCATCAAATCCTCTTTGTTGGATTGGATCCCTTACTGTTTCTTTTAAAAGTTCTCCTAAAAGGGTTGGTGGTATAACTGTGTTACCTGATGTTGAAAAATCACAGTCACACTCCTGCGCAGCCATCCTCACTCCCAACTCATCATCCTGTCTTCTTCTCCATTCGATATCCCTTTCAGGATGTACTTGCCATGGTAGTCTGAGTGTATTGAATTTGTTTTGACCGGTCTCTGCAGCTGTCCATATCTTATGAAAGAAGTTACCAGTCCCATTAGGTGTTGATAAAATAATACCCTTACCACCGGTAGATAGTGTTTGTTGTAGTGATGCCCAAAGCTCCTCTGCGTTGTCAACGAATGCAGCTTCATCAATAATCACAAGCGATAAAGCTTCTGAACGACCTGATGTACCTGTCGATGATACTGCTTTGATTTGAGAGCCATTTATTAACCTCAATGACAGTTTGTTATCTTCTTCTGACTTTAGCTTCAACCAGGAGGGTAGATTCTCATACATCACTCTAACCTTTGTTACAAGGTTTTTGGAGGTTTGTTGGTCAATTGCAACTACAAGTATGTTCTTATCATTGTTGAACAAAATCATCCATAAAGAGTAGCCTGCTATCAATGTAGAGATACCAAGCTGTCTTGATTTTAAAATAATATTTCTATCGAACGTATTAAATTTATCGATTGCATCTTCTTGATATTGGTATAAATGAAAAGGTATCTTACCTCTAGTTGGATGTTGTATGACACAATACTTTTTCATGAAGTATACTGGTGATGTTACACACTTTTTGTATTCTTCTCGAATAATATCTTTGACAGACCTTTGCTGATCGCTCATAGCCTTATTTGTAACTTATTTAAATTCAGCTTATTTACTGCTGTATTTTGTTTTTAACTGTTCTCAATACATCCATTTTACTGTCTTTGCCTAAGCCAAAATTAGACATGATTGCATCAATAGCATCTGCCATTTCGTCTGATGATAAATTTTGTAAGTTGTTTTTAGCAGACTTTGTATATGTGTAAGTTAGTTTATCAAGAATGTCTCCTCTGTCCTGTTTAGGTTTTTCTTCCTTTTCCTTTTCTGGTACCTGCTCATCGCCCTCTTCCTCTCTTAACACTTTTGCAATCTCATTACGCACTAATGAGCGAAATGCATTTTCTTGTATTTTATTTGATTTTTTCATATTATTTTACGTCTTCAATAATTTCTTTAAATTTTGTAGTTTTGGCATCGAAGTTTTTCTTATCCGCACTATCATAAGGTATGTGCTCAATAACACCCTCTTTTAATTTCATTTTACATATAGTGGCATCTAACTTTTCTAAACCAGTTAAGGTGTATATAACACCGAATACAGCTTGTTTTGCTTCGATCTTAGCCATTATAATAGCATCCTTGATGATAACATCCAACATCCCAACGTTAGGGATTATAGCCGTAAAAATATGCTGCTCACCTTTTGTGCCAATAAACCTAAATAAGGGCTTATATCCATGTGCTGTTTGAAATTCGCGAAAGAAAGGTATAGCCATAAGTTCTGGGCTCATTTCTTCTTTTGCTTCTCTTAGTGGTATTAGGTTTACTAGTTTCATTTCTTCTTTATTATAAATAGTATATGTTTAGCTTTTAATTGGACCTCCAACTACCCATGCATCACAAGTTCTTTTAGCTGCGCATTTAAACTTTAAAAATCTGCAATATCCTAACTGACCTGCTTCTATCACATCATGTGGGTTCTCACTATCCTGATCTGTTCCAATACCTTTGGCAATACAGTTTAGTGTTTTTTTAGTTATATCAAAAGCCGCACAGTTTCCACATAAAGCTTTTTTGGCCTCTTCTGGTGAATCAAGTTCCCACATTTCAGCCTTTTTGTTCCAAAACTTTTCATTTGGTTCGTTTGGATTCATTGGACCATATCCATACTCACTAATAGCTTTTTGTCTATTCTTTAGATTAATGGCAATGTCTTGTGTTGCTGGTGGACATTTTGCACTATCTACCTCTGTTAATATATCTTTAAGTTTTATCATATTATTTTTTAGTATTGTGTAAATAAATGGATAACCCAAAGAACAAACCCGCTAAACAATATAAAACG